CTGGTTCCCGTCCCCGACCTGCATGTCAGCAATGGACGCGAATCTTTGTCCTGCTTGAACTACAATTCCCATCAACTGCAATAAAGTCTGTGAGGGTTCTTTGTAAGGTAAGAATACGAAAGCATCTTTTAAATTTCCACCTGGAGTGTCAACATCTTTAAATTCTCCAGGTTGTATATTAGCGGCGTCATCTTTTACTCTGACACCTCTTTGTTTAAATCCGGCTGGTAAATTTGAAAGTGTACCAGCATCTAATAATTGGCGGAGAGCAGCTGTTGCAGTTCTGCTCAAACCGCCAATCATGTGAATGAGTCCAAGGCCATAAAATCCTAGTCCAGGCAGAAATTTGAAATGGACAAAATATTGGATCTTAATTTTCTTTGGATCATTGGGCGCAAAGTTTCGTCTAATAGACAAAACTTTCCTACTACCTTCCTCGATTGTTACGACGTAAGGCAATTTTATTCCGGTCGGTTCTCCGTCGGGACCAACATCTTCGAATCCTTCTAGGTCTAGATTAACGTGGCATTCTAGAACCGTGTACATAGGTTCGACTCTTTGGGATTTTGTAATTCCTTCTACTTCTCT